GATATTTATAAAGTTATTGGCCATAAGCCTATAAAAGATGTCAATTCCTCCGACGTGCTCACTATTATGAAAGACACTATGGTTAGGGTGAAGAAGCTTAGTCACTACGGCACAGGTGAAGCAGCAGCCAATCAGAACCGCAGATTTGTCAGCCTAGTAATGAAATATGCCATTGTTACCCTCAGAGCAGATAACGACCCCACATACGCTGTTAGGAGCGCCATAGAAGCGCCTGAAATTGAACATGCACGACCATTAGAGAAAGATGAGCGCATCAAGCTAAGAACGCGCCTAGAGTTGTACGGTGGCACAATAACTGTCAGAAATGCCTGCCTAGCTATGATGTATTCTATGTTGCGTGCATCTGAAATTAGACGCATGCAATGGTCCTTTGTGGATTTTAATGAAAAAGTGATTGAGTTTCCCAAGGCATCGAGACGACGCAAACAGGAGCGCAGCAACAAAAAGAATCATATTCATTTAGTTCCGATGTCGGATCAGCTGTGTGCCTTACTTAAAGAGCAGTATGAAATTTCTCAAAATGAGACTTACGTTTTTTCAGCGCCATTTAAAAACGATGAGATGTTAGCGAGAACAACACTAAATAGAGCATTGGTTTTTATTGGGTTGCCGGAAGTCACTACACATGATTTTAGAGCGACCGCTTCCACTTTGTTAAATGAGAAAGGTTATAAGCCCGATTGGATCAATAAGCAGTTAGCGCATGTTGAAGAAAATAAAACAAGGGCGACATACAATCATGCAAAATGGTTGGATGATCGTAGGCAAATGCTCCAAGACTGGGCTGATATGGTGGATGAGTGGAAGGAATAAGCCCTCACTTGAGGGCTTTTTCATGCTTAATTAAAATCATAGCCACAGCCTTAGCAGCCGACCAATATCGAGCATTAAATTGAAATAATTCTTCTTCATTGGAGATAAAACCAAGCTCTACAATCAAACCGCCATTGCTGATAAATCCGAGCTTCCCTCGCGCAGATTGGCTTTGATCAATCCAACCATTGTCACCACGTAGACGACTGCCAAAAGCATCTGCTAGGGCCTTAGATAAATCCTTAGCTAGTTTCTTGTCTTTTGGTAATGCAATGGTTTCAATGCCATTCGCTTGCTTTGATGTAGCAGCATTCATATGGAATTCAACAGCTACAGATGAGCCTTTAATGAGTTTGATGGCGGCATTTAAATCCTGATTGAGTATACCGACCCCATCCGTTTTATATTGAATGCCTGCCTCACGTAAATAGTAAGCAACTGCATTACGGAATTGAGAAACCAGTTCGGCTTCTTTAAATTTTCCATTCACTGCACCAGGATCTTTATTAGAGTGCCCCGCTGTAACTGTGACAAACTGATTGACGTTATGTAATTCGGGTTGCTTTTTAAGTCGAGCAAGCACCATTGCTACACCAACGAAAATCCCCACCCACTCAGCAACGTTTTCAGGAATCTTGTTTTTCAACTCTTGCGGAATCACTGCCCAGACATTTAAAAACTGTTCTGAGAATAAAATCAGGGCATAAAAAAATGCGCTAATTGCACCTACTTGTACTGACTTGAGTTTCCAAGCCTGTTTCCAGTTATCAATCAATTTCATTTAATACTCCAAGTGTTTGCTTGGCGTTTAAGCCAAGACTCGATAAACGTACTCCCCATGATGCCAAGCGCTGACGCTAGAGAAATCAAGGCCAGTGGATTAATGTCGGGAATTTGCAGAATAATGGCACCTGCTATGGTTGATGTAGCGGCACCAAGAATGGTGCGCCCTATCGTCAATCGCCATGTTAGCTTTTCATCTGAAACAAGCAGTTTGGCAAAGCCGATAGCCGCACCGATTGCAATCAGTAAAAGTAAATTCTTCTCATGGTCTTGCATGAGACCCCCTAAATTTTGGTAATAAAAAACCCTGATCTCATTAAAGGTCAGGGTTGCTGTGGATTATTTGAGTATTAAGTGGGTCTAGCTTGTCCACATTTCATCGACTTGTTCATCTGTAAGATTCAATGCAATCCGCGCTTGATCAATAAACGGGTCTGTACGACTAAAGAATGTTGCACGGTTGTAAGCAATACGAAGCTCGAAATTGTCTTTGATTAAATCTTGAACTGTATCGTACAATCCTGCGTTATTCAGCTTAATGTCAAACTCAATAGGGCTTAGGATGGGCATTCTCTCCCGATTTAACTGTACCTTTTCTTCATCACTTAATAAACTTATTGGGTCAACTAGCGATATTGCGCCATCCACAACAATAATAATAATGAATCCATTTTGAGTACCTAACAACAGCTCCTCATATAGCTCCCCACTTATTTCAACACTATCCTGTGGAATTTCGTCACCATGTATATGACTTAAATAAAACCCTTTTTCTTGATCTGAATAAAAATATCCCATAATTATTTCCCTATCGCTATATATGAGTTTGGAACACCACCACTGTACATAGTCACACCTGTTCTAGTTGCTGTTATAGATTGGTGCTGAAAGACCATACCGCCACCAGAAGATGAGCTATAAGATACAGCCACTTGGTAACAAGCTGTAGGGAAGGCAATAGGAAAAGGGGTTGTTGCACCAACAGCAGCTAAACCCCACTGAATAATTAAGCCGTCGGGTAGTTTTTCCCATCCTGTATTACTGTGTTGTGAAGTGAAAGACTATTTTAGTTTTAGTGCTGTGATAATATCGGTATCATTCGTCCCTGCTTGAGCAATTGCGGTTGTTGCTATTTTAGCCACACCAAATGTTGTTTCTGTGGATTGTGGAAGATAAATCGGATCAACTTTCACATTTGCATCAAGTGGCGCAATACCATTCGCAAAGCCTTTCTGGTTGCCAATCGACGTACTCACAAAAACATCAATCTGCTCACGAACTTCGGTTAATTGTGAAACGCCATCATTTACAGTCTGCTGAAATGTTGCAAACTCTGACTGTGTGACATAACGTGAAATCTGATCAATATCATCAATCAAAGCGTCGTTGCTATCTTTGATCTGCAAGCGATAAGAACCATCGCTAAGAAAGATTTTAGCCTTTCCGTTCTGGCCAAGAATGACTGGGTTCGGATTTGCCACTGTTCCAGCCATTGTGGTATATGTAGCTTTACTGGTCGTCGTTCCTGCTGAGTATGTGTAAACCTTGCCACCTGCCAGCGGTTTGCCATCTGAGTCAAAGCACTGAAAACTGACGTTTGTCGCTAATGTAGCCATGTTTCACCTGCACATAAAAAACCGCCAATTAAGGCGGTTGATGTGGTTTAAATTGGTATTAAAAAAGCACCCTAGGGTGCTTTAAATCTATTCTTGCTTAAATATAACTCTATGCTCATTACTTTACCCCCCAACCAGTTGATCAACCAATGGCTCTATCTTGGATTCGTTGCTTTTGTATTTGGTTGGGTTTAGCAAACCACCAGCATGTAATTTATATTCAGCAGATCCGATTTTTTTATCGTCTTTATAAATACTTAATTGCGCACTGGTGAGTACCATTGAAAAATCCCATTTTTGATATGCTATATATCTTAATGAGTATTCACATACCTCCGGCTTATCCCCGCTATATACTTGGGTTGCAATATCGTGATATTCCAAGCGAGAGATAATTATCTCCTCAAAGTTCTGGACTATAACCTTAGGGTTATGCTTCACACAAACTTTTTGAATTTTCTCCCCTGTATTTAATTTTAAGGGAGTGACGTTCGTGGTAGCACAACCAGTAAGAGATACCATAAGCCATAATAAAGCTATCTTTTTCATAAAACCCCCATTGTTATGAGGATTTTATAGCATAAATATTAGTCTTTTGCTGAATTTGCTCCACCAATCATCCCGGCTTTTGATAGCTTATTAATGATTTCTAATTGAGTATTAGATATTAATGGATTCGTTGCTGCTGGGACTGCTTCGCCTGCAACCGACCCTTTTAATGATCTGCTTACTTTCACTGAATCAGCCACATCTTTAAGTGGTGATAAGAGAACACGTACACCCGGTTTATTAATGAGACCACCAAAGAAATTCATTAATGCGGCAGATGTATTTGAATTGTTCACATAAGAGTGATTTGGTTGCGTCACAAGGTAATCACCTGCTTTAGCAATGTCCTTAATGTGACTTAATTCATTCGCATCAAACATGGTTAAAAGTCGACGATCCCCTAAACCATCCAGTGCTTTTTTCATGCCTGCTGGACTAAATCCGCCATTCTGATTCACCGATTTATTGCTAATCCATAGAAGGGTTTGCTGTTTAATATCAGCCACCGCTTGAGGATTGGTGTTTTTAAGCACTTCGATAGTTTCACCCAATTGGGCTGCATTACCGCCAAGAATATGCTTCTGAAATAGTTTGTCAGGCTCAACACCTTTCAAAGCATCTTGAAGCAATGGCATTCTTTGGGTTAGATCAGCGTTAGCTTTGTGAGCCTGTCTTGCAAATTGATAAGCCTGTGCTGCATCATTGCCACCATTTACAAGCAAGCCTTGTAGAGCTTCATCTTGGCGACCTTGTAACGACTGGCGGACAATTCCGAGAGCGTGCGTGGTTGCGGTCAGTTGACCGTTTTGCAGTGATGACTTGTAGTGGGTGTTCAGGATCTTGATCAACTCCTCGCCTTTTTTAAGGGTGAACAGTTGCGGATTTTCACTAATCTGGACAATTTTCTTTGATATATCTGGCGGCAAAAATGATGCCAGTGCAGCATCATCAAGCTTGGTGAATACATCATTTGCCAGTCCAGCGCCGTTAATCAAAACGTCATTACCGGGTGCATTCATGGCATTGTCATAAGCCGCACCAACAAACGCTTTATTTTGTGTATTTTGATCAAGCAGCGAATCAGCAGCACCTTTGATTGCGCCATACTGATCGGTCGCCTTGCCGCCAGTTTTTGTAATCACATCTTCAAGCGCACCGATAACCTGATTTTCGTTATTAATAAGCGTTTGCCGCAACGGATCGCCAGCACCTTGAATTTTTGCAAGCTCGGCTTGTTTCTGCCAAAGTATTGGGTCTCCAGTGAGTTGAGCGCGAGTTGGTTTAATACCCAGTCGATCAAACACGATTTTACGCGCAACAGCCTCTTTATTGACTGCCTTTCCAGATTTGAGCGCAGCGCCAACCTCCTTGCGCAAACCAGCCACAACATCGTCAGATAGGTCTCCGATTTTGACATTGCTTTGCTTTAACGCGATTTCAATCTGATCGTCAAGCCGCTACTCAACCGATGTTAATGCTCAAACCGCAGCAAATAAATTGAGTGTCGAGCAGGCTAAAATCGAACTGGAGCAGAAAAAAGGAACGGTTCAGCAGTTTGGTGACAATATGTATATGGTTTACCCGGATGGCAGTGCTGTGCCGATCAGCTCGGCTGCGGGACCTGTAACCAAAAGCAATACAACTCTCAAAACATCTATTGCAGAGGAGCAGCAGCGCACCCAAAAAGTTTCAGTTACCCTTGATGCTGTTGAAGGGTTGTTGGATGATGCTACTGGCAGCGGCATCGGAAGATTGGTTGATGGTGGTGCTAGGATTTTTGGAGTGGCAACACCGGGAGATATAGCAACTGCAAAACTCGGCACGCTTGGCGGTCAATTGGTTGCATTAATGCCGAAAATGTCTGGCCCGCAATCTGATAAAGATGTGGAGATGTATAAACAGATGGCGGGTAAGCTTGACGATCCAACTATCCCGGTTGAGATACGAAAAGCAGCATTAGGAACAATTCGCGAACTAAATAACAAGTATAGCGAAATGAACGACGCTCGCGGTCAGGGCGTACCTTATGCTAACACCTCAAGCGGAGGAAAACCCAACGCAATAGACTTCTTTAAATAACGGATAAGCACTCGAAAGGGTGCTTTTTAATGGGTGATGATATGGCGACATACCAACAATTGCAGCAGTTATTCACCGATCTTGCCAAGTGACTGTTGCTGACTGTGTGACCATGTTTTCCCGCGATCGTCTGACCAGTCCAAGATAATCTGCGGATCTATTCCAGTTTCCTGCCCGACCTGAGCAATCAATTCCAGTTCGCTAAAAATCAATCGAGTGCCGTGTGGATTGACAACTGGTGTAATGCGTTCACGTAAAATCGAAGCGCCATCATCAGTCTGCGCGTTTGGTGTGAGTTGATAAACCTTGCCATTTAGCCGATCACCGACCAAGTGAGCATTCATAAAGTAGCAAT